TTGACCATTTTGTATCCATTGTCTATATTCTGTATCGTAAGCAGATGTTAATATGTGTAAGTCAATTAAGTTACTCACACTAGGATCTATTCTTCTGTCATATCTTGCCGCATGTTCATAGTTGTAGTTGAGGTTGTCTCTGCCAGGTAATGCTTTGTATGTGTCACTGACATCTACCAAAGCACCAGTGCTGGAATCATATTGTTGGATTGTGCCAGCATTGAAGAAATGAAATAATTGTCCATTTGAATATTGTGAAAGATCAACACCAGACCCGCCACTTGCTAAAACAAAGTCTGTGCTTGTAACAACATCAAAATAATCACTTGCCTTTGTTGTATCTTTTTTGAAGTAAACAAATTTTGAACTTGCATTTTTATTTGGATCAACTACAGTTACAAATAGATCTGGATTGTCAACTACGCCATCATCATCTGAATCATTAAATGACACAGCAACTTCTCTTGTATCATTGAAGCCAGTGCTTAGAACTCTGTTTCCAATAATTGCAAATGCATAATCTTCTGCTAATTGGACAGTTGAATCAGGCATGGTGTTAAATCTCAAAATCTTAATTTGATCTCTTACTACTTTCCCAGTAGTAGCATCAAATATTTTTTGATCTTCATCATAGAAGAATCTATTTTTTGTTGCTGATCTAAACACATATGAAGTGTTTCTATATTTTATAGTGTAAACTTTTGATGTTGCTGTGAATTGTAGTAGCCAACTTGCATCTCTGTTATTGTCATTTTGACTGCCTTGAAAACCTAAATCAAAATTTGCATCAACTTCTAAGTTGTCAGAATCAATATACTGCCAAGCACCTGTATCTTGATTGTATGTAAGTCCAAAATTGCTATAGTTTTTAATTGCATCTATCATTATTGTTTCTACCGCGGTAGGTAATGATGTTGCGTATGCAGGTATAATTTCACTTATAATTGCATTGCTTGGCACTTTATCAGCAAGTGTAATTGGTCCTGTTCCGTCAGTGAAATCACCTTTACCATAGTTTGACCCATCAAGTTTCACAGCAACAACTTTGGTCCAAATTACTGCTTGTGATCCTGAATGCCCAACTGCACCAGCCATTAATGTTCCATTTGCCATGAAGTGTTGTCCGCTTGGTGGTACAAATTTAATCAATGCTCCAGGCTTAACATATTTCAAATTGCTTGTTGTAAAATCACCAACTGCTAAAGGTCCAGTTTCTTGGAAGTATCCAGTGTAAGTGTTTGTTGCTTCAGAACTTAGATTCCAAGTAAAGTTTGTTCCTGTGCTTTGTCTAGTGTATGAATCATAATAAAAATCTCTTACTCCTGTGGACTTTAGTAAAGGTGTAATTGTATTTGCAATTAATCCTGTTATCTCACTGTTGGAAGTGAAAGAAAAACTTGTAGTTGGAGTATTACTTTCTTTGTAAACCACTCCTTCATCTGCAAAAATATTTGTTGAAGAATAAGCACCTGTAGGATCAATCAAATCATAATATCTTGAAATACCTGATGCTGTTCTGTTAACTGATTTTGTTTTTGCAATGCCTTGAAATTGTGTCAATGGAACAATCTGATAATCTTCAGCAGTTGTCATTCTATTGCTTGAATAGTATGACTGTGGTGCCTTACTTTTTATATCACTATTGCTTTCAGTAGCAACACCGTTGTCAACTGAAGTTTGTAAATCCATTGTTACTGTCAATGTGTTTACTTGTCCTTTATTATTGATATAGTCAAATGATGCAGTTACGCCACGCATGTCTCTTGGACGTATTGTGTATGTTGCATTGATTGAACTTCTGTAATAAGTTCTGAACGCTCCATTTGGATTATCACCAAACACGCCATCAGCAAAAACTAAATCAATAGAATCATTGGCTCTTGTGTTTACACTAAACAATTTTCTTATTGATTGTGACAGTGAATTATAAATTACGTTGTTGCCAGACACTGCAGGAACTTTTGTCCATGCATTGTCTAGTGTGCCATTTTCAGTCAAGTCATAAAGCCAAACATCTGAATTGTTAATGTTGCTTTTATCAACTGATACAATGGTATTAGGCGAAGGATCTGTAACCGTAAATTCAGAAAATCCAAGTTCACCTTGTTTGAATAACATAAAGAAACCTGTGTTTTCAGATGCATTGCCTTTTCCATCTGCTCTGTATAAAAATCCTAATCTATTTCCTGGTATTGGTGATTCTTCGTAAATGTAATTTTGGTTCCTAAATGTAGCACTGCATATCTCGAATGGCATTGGCTGTGAATTTATATTTCTGTTAAATTTCAAAATTGGCACATCAGCATTTGTTGTTGCAAATTTATATTGATGCGTTAAGATGCCACCAATAGTGTCTTTAATTGCTGGTGATCCAAATTTTTGTGTGCCACTGAGAGCGGCGTTCATTACAGCAATAAATTGTTCTAAGAAATTCGAATTAGTTGGATCGTTCCATGTGATGATAGAATTTGATAAATCTACTCCTGCAGAATCTTGTACAGATTCAGTTGTACTAATACTTGTTATTTTAATAAGTCCAGACCCAGTTTGATTTCGTTTTGGCACATAACTTAAAAGTCTTGCCAAACGTAATATAGAATCTCTTCTTTCTGCTGTGTCTATAAAGTTTTCTCTTGCATTGAGATCTGTTCTAAAAGATAAGTTCTGCCCAAGGTAGGCAATAAGATCAATAAGTGCAATGTACTCTGATGATTCGATATAATCATTAAAATCTTCTGGATAATTGTTTTGTAGATACTGTATCATTGTTCTACGAATAGTATCAAAATCATATGATAGGAAATCACTTTGCTGGAATGATCTATAGATCTTTTGCCAGTCTTGTGATATTAATAAACTGTTTTGTCTATCTGTTGTGGCCATTTGTGCGTATATTTATTTTAGAAATAAAGTGCGTACTTATTAGTATGCTGATGATCCTGCACTTGCTGTAGCACCTGTGCTGACTGGATTAGAAGTAACTTCAAGTCCATTTTCCTGATTGAATGATAACAGTAGTGATTCATTAATATTGTATGGGACATAGGTTATTTCTATTTGTAAATTCAAGCCATATTCTGCTTGATCTATCCTAAGTGTTTCTAACACCCATCTTGGATCTTTTCCTACTATCTCTATGACATCTTCTTCAATCGCTTTGCTTATTTCTCCTGTAAAAGGTTCAAACAGAGTGTCATGTATGATAGTACCATAATCAGGATTTTCAAGTTTTTCACCCTTTTTGATATAGAAAGCATTCAGTAAATCTGTTCTTGCAAGTTCATAATCATACAAAGTGTTGGAATCAAAATCTCTGTTTACTGTTGAAAAGCCAACATAGGTTTTAAGTCGATTCACAGTTGTTGCTAATGGATCTGATGTTGTAGTTTTTGTTAGTTTTACTTTTGCCATTCTTTATATTTACGAAATCCTTGTTGCCTGTTGTAGTGCTATTATATTCCAACCAGTTGATCCGTAAATCAAATGGAAACTGTTATTAACCGCAGTGAGTCTCACACTTGTAAATCCCACAAGGTTGTTTGGAGTGACAGTTGCATTGCCACCGTCTGCCTTCATTATAATTATTTTTTCTTGTCCTTCTACACCATCTGCCAATGTATAGGATTCAACTCCAGTCGTTGAAATAAATGAAACTACTGTGGATGTACTGAGTGCACCTCCGCCAGTGACATTTTCTACACTTTTAAACAAATCTACATGTGAGAAATTGGCATCCATTTCTGCATAGGTTAGTGCCGATCCTTTGGTGTTACGTAGGGTTAATGTCATGTTGTTGCTCCTGCATCATTATAATACACACCCACATAACCAGAAAATGATGAGTCAGACGCTGTTCCAGGATTTGGTTCAACATAATTTGTTGACACATAATTGAATAAATTTTGTTCTGATTCACTAGGTGTAGTTACAAAAACATAGCACTGATTGATCAATGCTTGTTTGGCAGTTGAATCACTTTCAGCGGCTATTTGTGCCAACAGTGTTGCATAGTCTGGATTAGCCATTTGCTATTACATCTCCTGATCCGGTCTCTGCTTTATTGGCTACCCACGAACCGTGGCCACCTGTGGCATCACCTTGACGATGGACTGCTTTGCTTTCTGCGAAAACGTTAGAGGAACCTGCTGTGGCAGGATCTGCACATGCCGTTGTATCATCAACTCTAACCATTTTAGCACCGTTCACAAATACTGTTGCGGCTCCTGTTGCATAAGGAGTCTTATGAAATGGGTTAGGTGTTGGAGAAGCGTGTCCAACATGTTTATCTGTTCCTACTCTTACTATTCCTGGCATACTATATTTAAGTCCTTGTACTCAGGTCATTTCCTGCTTTTTTATCATTGATTGGTTCTAAATATTCTCTGTCTGTGCGATCTGGATTTACAAATGATCTTGCCTTGTCTTCGTGTAGTGGCCATTCTTCATGCACAGGAACTCTTTTCATGATGGATTCAAGTTGTAGTGTCTTGCCTTGTGCAGTCACTGACCTTGCATCTTTTCTATAAGGAAACACAAATTGTGTGTCAGTGTCTTGCATTTTGTGAGTCATCATTGCAGTGATTGAGGCTTGTTCAGCAGTTGCACTTGAACCAGCAGTAGTGATGGACACTGTGCCAGAATTAAAGTTAATAATGCCGCCATCAATGTCTGTGCCTGCATTTGATACTTGCAATTTTGCAGAACTTTTTAAAGAAGTATCCAACACACTATCTACATTTACTTTGCCTGATGTTTTCAAATTGAAGTTTCCTACCACAGCATCAGCATCTGTAACTGCTTGTAAATTTATGTTAGAAGTAAGTCCATCATCTTTGTTTGAAGAATTGCCTGCAAGTATGTCGATGTCTCCAGTTGCATGTATGCGTACATCTTTCCTTGGTCGCACAACATCATCAACAGTTTCAGCAATCTGTGATGCTCTTAGATCAACATGTCCTAAAACTGATTCCATTGCAAAATCATTCTGCACTTCAATTTTGCCTTCTCCACCAACTTTCATGTGCATCTCAGCGGCTGATTCAAATCTAATTGCACCTGTGCTGACTGAATCTAATTGTTTGTCATGAAAACTGTTTGCCTCAGCAGATTTAGTGCCTTGTGCTTTCATGTTAATGTTTCTGCCTGCTTCAATGTTTACATCTCTATCTGCTTTAAAATTAAAATCTTGTTTGGTATGCACACTTACGGAATCTTCGGCAAACACATCAATCTTACCATCTCTAGTAAACTCCATCCATGTGTTACCTGACGCAGATCCAATGTATATTACACCTTCTGTGTCATGCATCAACAGTTGATGCCCAGTCCTTGTTCTCAATCTTATTAGTTCATTATTTTTGCTCCCAACTATCTCATTATTGATGTTTTGTTGAGGCGTGCCATCGTCCATCACGAATGTGTGACCACCTTGCCTTGAATTTGCTCTCTTTATTACCCTGCCATCTTTGTCTTGTATTACACCATGAAAGTTTCCAACTTTTGGATCTTTTGATATTTGTCCTGTAAAGTCTATTGGTCCAGGTGTTGATATGCCAAATACTTGTGATGGTGATTCACGTCTTGCAGAAGATGATGTGTTGCCACGAATATTGTCATTTGCAAGTCCTTGTGATATCAGTGTGTTAACAAATGGATGAACAGGTTTCCTTGTGGTGTCAGGTGTTGTTACTTCATTTGCCTTGTTGTATTCAGTGACTGGCGTGTTTGCAATTTTTTGCTGTAACAATTCAGGATCATAATCATCACTGTCTTCATCAATGCTTTTCAATCTACTAGATGGATTGCCAGGAATCATGTTGTTCATATAAAGATCAATTGGGTACCCTATCACATAACCGCGACTGAGATCTCCTTCTTCAAACATTACAGCACATTTGGTGCCTATGTCTGGTGGTGGCATCCACATGCCATATGATTTTTGTGATTTACTCCAATCATTAGTGCCTGGTGTAGCAAATTCCGATGGCGTAACTCCATAGAATGGTGTGAGATATCTTACTGTGATCCATGTATCAGGATTGCTTTGGTCGCCGTCGAATGCATTTACAAACACTCTAATTCGACCCATTCGCTCATTGTCAGCAGTTGCCTTGACAGTGGCAATGTACAGAGCATGACTGGCTACTCTATCGCCGCCACTAACAAAACTTTGTTGTGGTTTGGGTGTAAATTTTTCAGTTGCCATGTCTAACTTCGTCCTATTATTTTATTATCAGCAGTGACATTTGTAGCAGTTTTTGGTCCAACATAATTTGCACTATCAGGATTGTTTCTACCAGATCCACTTGCACCTGCCTGGAATGCTCCTGCAATTTTGTTAAACACACTGTTGGATTGCCCATTTGTTTTGTCAGTATCTGCGTTTAGCAAAGTATTAACTTTTTCATTTGATTCACTTTTGGCGCCTTTGTCACCGTTCATTTTTGATTCTGTATTTTTTTCAGTTTCTGTTTGTGATCCTGTTGTCATTTCTCCGTCTGCTGGCTCTGATGTGTCACCTGCATTAGCACTTGCTTCGACATTTTCTGCTTCTTGATGTCTTAATCTTACCATGGTCAATCGTTGCGTAAATCTGCCTTCTTCAAAACTGCTGTCTATTTGTATTAGTTGAAAGATCCCCCCAAAGAAAGATGTGCTGTATTTTCCTCCTTCTGCTAGATCATATCTTCCAGTTTCATCATCAAAGTCGACTGGCGTCTTAAAGTTAACTTTTAGATAGACCATTCCTTCGTTCATGTTGATTGAATTGTCTGCCAAAGTATAACTATTGGTCACGTCTGCTGGAATTGTTTCCACACTGAAATCTTCCTGAGCCAAGTAAAATGGATCACCAAGAATTGTAAGTTCAAGATTAATTAAATCCGCAGTTGGATTAGATAATTGTTCCTTAATAATATTAGATGTTCTATAACCTGTAACATCTCCTCGTTCACTACCCTGTGTTGATCCTCTATCATCTACATCAGAAGATTTTGATTGAACAGGCACTAATCCTTTGTCTACTTGTAGGCCTTGCCCTCCTGCCACTCCGTAATTCTGTGTAATCGTGTCACCTTTAACAATTCTTTTGTCATCACCACCGGGTGAATTGTCTCTGAGTGAGGAAACAGCGGCAAAAAATGCAAAGTCATATTGTAGATCAAAATCAAGTATGTCTTGGTTTTGACCAGTGTAGACATAATTGTATTCTCTTGCAATCTTTTTAATGTTGTACTTTACTCCACCTACAGTATCTGGAAATGCTTTGAATTGGTCAACGTAGTATGGTCTTATGTTGTAGAAATGAAAACCACTGTCATCTTCTGCTGGCAAAACTTTATAGTCAACTTTATACCATGGCACCTCTCCATTTGCATTGACATCTATACCCATTACTTTCTCAGTAGCAGTTTGTCTTAAAATGTAATCACTAGAATCAATTATAGCCTGTATAATTGAAAGCACTGATGTGCCCCTGTTGAAATGATATACTCTTTCTGTGAACTTATCTTGAAATTTAATTTTGCCTTGTTCTACGTCTGCTATGTTTAATTTACCTTCTTCGGTTAATTCTTCAATGACTTTAGTTGCTGATTGTGAGAATTTATCATGGTTGATTTTAGCACCCCACATAATAAAGGCCTGTGGATTGTTGTACCCTGGATTGTATAATATTTCCAGTTTATCGCCTTTTACTAATTCATTTGTTATTCTGTCTAAAGTTCCAGGAGCACCAACAATTCTTATTTTGTACCCAATATCCGATTTGCCATCTTGTATTTGTTGTTGTTTGTTTATTTGAGTCTGCAATTCAAATAATAGTTCTCCAACAGTTGACCCTTTCAAATTAACTGGCTGAGTAATTTTGTTTGTGGTGTCTTCAAGCACAACGGCAGAGTATGGTACTGCTTGAAATTCATATTCGGTGCCGCCACCAGTAACATTAAAATTACAATTAAAAATTCTTATAGGAAAGAATTTTTTAGGTCCGTAGTTTGTGTTCGGCTTACCATCATCAGTATATCCATGAAATCTCAATGTCAGCAAATATATTCCACGCAAATAGTTTGGATGTCCGGCAGCCACTGCCGCATCATGTAAGTCAGTCAGCAAATTAGTTCCAAATGGTTCAAACACAGTAAACGTAAGATTGTGAACATTACTAACCATTGTTTTTGAGTTGAGCCCAACCACACTGGCTAGATTCATAGCACGAATATGAGTGTTAAGTTCAGACCCAGGAGCATTTCCTGTTTTACCTAATCCACTCGATCTGATAACAACATTTTTATCTGACAAAGCGTCATATTCTCCTGAGTTATACTCACCTAATGATATGCTAGACAGACTGAAGTCATAAGTGTATGGCTCAAGGTCATATAACTGATTTTGGCCAGTCTGAGAATTATCAATTTCATTTACTGTTTTTGCTCTTTTTTTGTATGAAGGTTCCTCACCTGCTCCTTCAACTGCATCGCTTTGTCCAGTAGTGCTTATTTTAGTGTCTGTGCTCGAAGCATAACCTCCAGGATAAGGATTGCCTGAACCTGCAGGTGGTGGTGAACCTACGGGATATGGATTGCCTGAGCCTGTGGCATTTACTGGAGGA